ACTTTTCAATTTCGGTATCAGCCAAATCCTCAGAAATTTCGGAAACGACCTGCTCCCTAACTAGTTTTTCATTGGAAGAAGTGAGGCCAACACTCTTCTGAATTGCCTCATTCAACTTTCCTTCTAGTTCGGAAATCTTCTCAGATTGAGCTTCCAGAACGTCATACTTCTCGTCTGGAACATCAATGTAGTGATCTACAAACAACTGTTTCAATCCAGAAATAAAGTCTTCTGCAATCTCACCCTTCAAACCGCGTTCGATTGCCAACTCATTTTCCTTCGTCCATTCCTCTACAACGTAGTTGAGGTATGTGTCTACCTTTTCAGTAAGTTCTTCCTTGAAAGTATCCAATTCAGAATCTTTCTCAGACCTTACTTGTTCGTCAATTCGCTCAATCTCTGAACGAATCTTGGTTTTTACTGCAGCCTCAAAGATAGTTGCGGCCTTAACCTTGAACTCCTCACTGAGATTATCGTCAGCACCCATAAGCGCTTCCATATCCTCTTTGACAGAAATGCTCTTAATTCTTTCGTCAATCTCTGCCTTCTGGTCTTCAAGCTTCTTCAACTCTTCCTCTGTTTCCGCCTTATCGGTTTCAGCAAGTTTAGCAGCACGAGCAGCCAACATCTCTTCAATGTCTGCTTTCTTCATTTTACCAATCTGTTCTAGAGCCTGAGCTTTAGTCATCTTTTTATTCTCCTTGAGCTCTTCGCCGTCATGGTCAATTTCATCACCAGCGGCCAATTTCTTCTGACCCTCAGCTGATTTTGAACCTTTCTGTTGAGCGTCACCACTTACAGGTTTTGCCGCAGCAGTTGCTTTCTTACCAACTTCATGCTCTGATTGGTCAACGGCGTCGGCCTTCTTATCCTTTGCCTTATCAACTTTTTCGTCTTGACCATCCAGACCACCCAAGTCTTTTGCTTTCTCACCCTTTACGGCTTCTTTCTTATCAGCACCAGCGACATTAGGAGCAGGGTCTTTAGCGTTGGAGACACTATCTCCAGCATTATCAGAACCTAACCCAAGGTCTTTTGCCTTGCCTAAAGGTTTCTCAGAAGCTTCTTCAAGTTCAGCAAGAACTTCCGCTTCGAGCTCTTCAATTGTTTTATCTATTTCGGACATAGGTTTGTCTCCTTACCTTTGTGTATACTATATTTATAAATTATAATTTTTTGAGGAACTTTGCAAACTCCAAAGCTTCCACTTTTGCATCTCTTTGACGTTGTTTAACATCAAATTTCCGCTTTAATTCAACAAGTTCTGACTCAATAAGGGCCCCATTATTCCAGACCCACTCTTTTCCCTCCATAATACCTTCTACAAAAGCATTCGGTGCGGAAGGGTCTGCAACGATATCAGCTGCAGTTGCAAGATAAAAATCATCTCTCACATAATTAGCACCATTTTTTTGATTCAAACTTCCCATGCCTCTAGAAGAAACACCCAATTTACCACCCTCATTCATAATATTTTTTACAATCTTACCCATTGGAGTTTCCATAATTTTTGCTGCACCAATAAAATTCTTACCATCTGGATACAACTCTGTAACCATATGAGATACACGCTCAAGGTTAACAGTTGGACCATCGGGATGTCCTAACTCTCCATAAGCACGTTTTTCATTGATGAATTTCTTATTATATCGGGCAACTTCTTTTTCAAGAACTTCCATAGGATATACCCGACCATTACGGTTTTTAATATCAGCTTGTAGAAAAATGCCTTTAATTTTATAATTTTTACCACCACCTTCTGTTGCTTCGGTGATATATTCTACTTCATCTACAGCCTCTGTAAATAATTTTACGGTATTCATGTGATATTATCCCAACCAGATACCTTTTTGAATTTAATTATAATGGTTCCAACTGATGCTGAACCATTTGTGATGAGAACATCGCCTGTTATACCTGATCCGGCGTTATTCGGAATCGCAGGCATAGCCTGTCCACCAGCATTATAAGAACCATTACCACTTAAAGAAAGAGCAACGATATTTGATGTTGCATCCCATATAATATCCGTTTGGGATGATACAGACCACCAACAAGAAACAATTGAAACTCTAGGGTTTGATGCAGCACCTTCTGCTGCAGACACATCTAAAATGCTAGCAGTGCTGTTCGTACCTGTAGTAGTTAATTTCAAATAATATTCAAAATCTGAATCTGTAATTTCATGTAATACGACTGCCATTATCTGCTCCTAAATTGATAACATTTCTTTTTCAAAATAATTCATAAGTTCCTTTTCAGAAACTTTAAACTTTTTTGCTACTTCGCGCATAGTTTTCTCAAAAGTATTTAGGAAATCTGAAGGTTTAGAATCCATAATTTTGAAAATTTGATCAACAGCACCCTTCATCTTCGGAGACAATTTCTTATACTGCCGAGATTTTTTGTGTTCATCCTTCTCTATTACGGATTTATATACACCTTCAAACTTCCGACTCATTCCATCACCCTCTGATTTCCTCGTTTACATCAGGTTCTATTATTTGCTCAATCACAGGTTCGGATTGATCATAATAAAAATAAGCACCAAGGGCGGCGGCAATAATTAGTAATAAAATTAATAACATAGAAATTTTTGATTTTGACATTTTTACTCCTCGTTTTCCTCAACTTCTTGGACAGCATGTCCTGTAGCACTAGCTACAAAAACTTTAGATATTTCTTTTCTTTTTACTTCCAATGCATCGCCGACCTTATTAGCAATTGAATCTTTAAAAGCCTTTTCTGCTCCTAAATTATTTCCTACTGAAATTGAATCTACAAATTCTCTACTCATTTTTTTCTTCCTTTCTTCACAAAAAATTCTTTATCATCTTCTACTGGTTCTTCTTCGGGTGGTTCTTCACCTTCACCTTCGGGTGGTATACCTAATGCCATTTTTGCTCTATCATCTGCTGGCATTTCTGGGTCAATCGGCATACCCATTGGATCAACAGGTATACGTTGTATACCATCGCCGCCATCGGGTATAACAATTCCACCATCCATCGGATCGGTATCAGCCTCTTTCTTGATCTGATCACGCATTTCTTGAATCTCTGAATCATTCATACGCAACACTTTTTTCAATACATATTCCTTACTAAAGAAAGTACCAATATAAGCTTCAACTGTCTGTAATTGATTGAGTCTGTTTTCCAAAAGTTCTGCATCTTTAAGTTCTGCAAAATGACCATCTGCAAGAAAATCATATTGAATATGTTCTTGTATGTTAGGCCAATCTTCTGGTGCAATTATTCCTTTAAGTAGTAACTGAGTTTTAAGGATGTCTGTGAATAAGGGGGAGAACTTCTTTCGTATTCGTTGTACGAACTTAGTAAATTTGAGTTCATCTCTGGTAATTTCTGTGCTTCGCCCCAGACTGAATCCACTTTCGGATTCCAACCTTGATATCGGCACGTTAAGTGAACGGTATAGTTTGCGTTGGAAATAAGTGATGTCATCAATCTCTCCTAAATTAGACCCGCCTGGCAATGTTGAAATTTCTGTACCTCGACCACCCTCACGGCGTGGGAGCCAAAAATCTTCCAACATACTCATATGGTTTCTATCATCTCGTATCTCACCAGTTGTTGCATCATACACCAACTTGTTACGATAACGATTCATTACATCTTTGAGATATTGTTCTGCCTTTATCTTGGGAAGATTACCAACATCAATATAGAAAATTCTACGTTCTGGCGCTCTTGAAATACGATAGATAACTAACGCATCTTCAATCATTCTCAATTGATTTACAGGTTTAATTGCTTTGTGCAAATAAGAAAGAACTCTACCACTATTACCATCTATTAGACCAGAAGGAGTATAAGCAATTGAATCCGTTGCTATTCTTATTCCTTGACCAGCTGATCCAATACCAGCTGGGTTCAATCCCTTTTCATTGTATATAAAATATTCATTAATCTTTTCCGTCATTTCAACGCCAGTTTTGTTATCAAGTTCTTTTTTAACTTCTCTGACTTTTCTAATTTTGATTGGATCAATGTATCTTAATTCAGTAATACCTTTTCTTGGATTTTTGGTATCAATAACCTTATGATAGAATACTCGTCCATCCACATACCACCGACGAAAAACATCATGACCTCTTTGTTCAAAATGCAGAAGTCGTAAAACTTCATCAAATTCTGCACGAATTTTTCTTTTAATTTTATCTGGATAATGTAAACGATCTAAAGAAATTTCTACTGATTGATCATTTTGATTAGAAACAATACCCTCATTTACGATATCTTCAACAGCAGTATCACACTCAGCTTGCTGAGCAATATCACGATACCGCCGAATTAAATCTATATCGGATCGTTCTCTACCGTCTGTATCAAGAATTTGTCCAAAGAAACCGCCACCAGCTACATCAATGGTGCCGTCATCAGGAGTTGGAGTGGAAAATGTTTTTTCTCCACCCCTATCCTTAATTGCTCGTTGTATTGTGAACCCAAAAAGTTCTGCCATAATATCTCCTACTGTATTACACTATTTAGTAGGTTCAAATTAAAAGTTTACTGCTGATGCCTCAAAGTGTTGATACCTCCAAGTTACGTCGAATGTTTCAATATCTCCGGCTGCAGCTGTGGTCAACTCTATAGTAGTAACACTAGTTGGCCATGCACTTTTAAATACATATCTTTTTAGAACTGTATCATCACGATCTAAATGTTCTACTTCCATATCAGTTTGATATTCAGATGGAGAAACAACACCAGTGGCATCAGCAGCATCATTAATACCGTTAACCCATCTTTCCATCGCATTACGAATCATAAAGTCCGTATCATTCATGAAAGTTGTGTTCCAAGTTTCAGCAGTTGTTCTGTCTCCAGCAATATATATTTCTCTTCCTCTAAATGGTATTGCAATTTCACTCAATGTTGAGGCAGGAAGACTTGATGCTCTTACAAGAAAAGATGTTCTACCAACATCAAATGGAGCGATATTAATGCCGGTAGGTGGTGTAATTATTACTTTAAATTGGTTAGCACGAGCACCACCACCAAGTAGATTTGCTTTAAAATCATCTATATTAGCCATGATTAACCTCCTACCTCACTAAACGATACGCCAGTTCGCACTGCTATAAAGTTTAGTGTTATGAAGTTAATTGCTCTAGCGGGTTTAATGTAGATGTCTCCAATAAACTCGTTTCGGTCAATAACCTCACCTGTGTTGTTTGTACTGTCGCATACAACCTTAAAGTCGAAGATGCCACGGCGGCCTTGTACATCTCTCAAGAAAGGTTCGACCATGTTACGGAACTGTGCCCGTGTAAACTCATCGTTAAACTCAAAGAGCATGTATTTGGAAGCAGTTGCAATTGCTTTCTCAAGAACCAAGAACAACCTACGCACGTTAATAC